GGATAGCTGCATCTGGTTTGAGTAACTATCGCGTACCGTTTGTTCCTGTGCTAGCTGGCCCGCTAATGCGGCTTGCTGCTTGGTATAGGACTCTTGCAAGTTTTGCAACTCTTGCGCCTGCTGAAGCTTATCCGCGTTGGGCGTAAATTCGTACTTGTCGTTTAGAGCCTTAACGTTCTGTAGATACGTCTCGTAAAGCTGCTGCTGAGAAGTATAAGTACTAGCCTGTAGCGGACTCATAAACTGAGTAGCGTTCTTATCGTTATAGCCTTGCTGCTGCTTTGCCTGAATAGACGCCTGCTGCGCTGCGAACTTCGCTACGTTATCCGCTCGCTTCTCTGCGTGGAGTGCGATAGCGTCTGTGTAGGCCTGGTCGGATTTAGTCCGCTCGTCCGTGATACGCTGAATCTCTTTCTGCGCGGAGATTAGGGCTGTCTGCTCCTTCTTACCCGCTGCAATTTGGGCGCGCTTCTCAGCGTTCGCTAACTCCTCGTTTAGAATCTTGGTGTTAGTGTCGTGAACCTGTGCGTAATATTGCTCATACGACTTGTTACCCGTGTCGTAATCCGCCTTAGCTTGTGATAGAGCTAACTTACGCTGGCTTTCCAACGCAGCGTTATCAGCGCCGATCTGAGAGATTGCCGCATTAATTCCGCTGTTGCTCGTGTGTGCTGCGTGTACCTTGGTCTTCTTAGCGTACTGCGTATTAATCGTTGCTACGTTATCGTAGTGGCGTTTAAGCGCGGCTTGATAATCTGCGGAATTCTTGTCTAGGTCCGCTGTAGCCTTGGTAAAACTCGCGTTCTCCGCGTCTAACTCTAGCTTATGCTGTTCTGCGGGACTCGCGTACTTACTCGAATCAAGGTACTTATCTACAGCTACCTTAGCGTCTCCAGACTTAGCGCGTGCTTTGTTATCGTCCGCTATCTTCTGCTGTGCCGCTTGTACCTTTTGCAGCGCTGCTACCTGTGCGTTAGCCGCGTCTAGTGCGTGCTGTGCTGTAGCAATGGCAACTGGGCCGCCGTTCCGCGCTTGTGTGGACTGTATATCCTTCTGCGCCTGTGCCTGACGTTGCAGAGCATCCGTTAGCTTTTCCGCGTTAGTCGAGGCCACGCCCATACGGTCGAAGTTATCACCAGCTTGCTTAGCCGCGTCCGCAAAGCTTTGCCAGATACGGGTAAGTAGTCCTACCTCTTGCGTACCCTCCTTAGCCATGCGGCTTTGCGACTCCGCTACCGCGTCAATAAACGCTTTAGTAGCTTGTGCTGTATCTCCGGTCTTAATGTAGCCGTCGATAACTTCAATTTGTGCCGCGCTAAACGTGTGGTACTTCGATTGCAGTTCGTCTATACCCTTCTTAGGGTCTTCAATCATCTTAACGAACGCCTCGGCCGCTTTCTCTGCGGTTAGACCCGTGTCCTTACCGAACTGGGTAACAACTCCAGTTAGCTCCGCTAGCGTATCCGCTGATACGTGACCGGAGCTTATCAGCGTAGCCATAGTAGCGCTAACTTCCACCAAGCCGCCATTAGCAGAGGATAGGCCCTCAGCCATTGCGGTAAGCTGGTCTTTAGTTAGGCCCAGATAGCCATTAGTGGCTACAGAGGATTTCTGCAGCGCCTCAATAGCCGTTACGGTCTTGTAAATCTCGTAGCCAGCGAACGTTACCGCAGCCGCAAACAAGCCAACACCTAGCCCAGCAGCGGAGAGGATCGCGCTAAGTGCGTCCGTGCGCTCCGCCAATACGCCCAGCGAGCCGCCGAACTTTGTCCAGTTACCCTGTGATGCCTCGTGTGCCAACACTAGCAACTCACGGCGAGCCGCCATTGTGGAGAGGTTAAAGCCGTGCGTTTTATTAGTAGCCGCGTCAAGCTGCCCGATGTAGCCGGATACTGAATCGGAGATACCAAGCTGTGCGGCCTTCATTTGTGCCAGTTCCGCGCGAGTCTTACCCGCTTGGTCCGCTGTCCGCGCAAGCTGAGACACGAAGTTATTGATAGCGCTTGCGGACGCATTAGAGCCTGTCTGAGCGGCTTCTGATATCGCCTTCTGTGCCACCTGTACGCGCTGTGCTGCAGCCGCCTGAGAGGCTGAGAACGCGTCTGCGGACTTACGCGCGCGGTCAAGTTCCGCTGTGTACCCGGAGGCGTCCGCGCTTACTTTTACTGTAGTGGCATTATTTGCCATTCTGGACTGCCTCCTGTACTTGTTCTATGACTGCTGCGCCTGCTTCGTCTTTCTTAGCTTCGAATGCGGGTCTAATAAAAGGGCGCGCGGCTACCTGTGACGTTCCGTGTTCCAAATCCTTAAGGTTAGTTACCTTGTGCCCGTTTTCCAGAAGCCGGGCGTACCACGCCTTTTTATTAAACGTTACTGCGTACGTTGCCAACTTACCCGCTACTGACTCTTCCGGGAGATAAGTAACTAGAATTGCTTCCTCAAGATTGCCAGTACGGTAGTACGGCATAGCCCTAACCTTAATTTCACGATAGAAAACGGTAGCCCCTGCAGCCGCACCCTTACGTAAGGCAGACTCAGAGGCCCCTAGTGCTGCGCGGTCTAATACGTCAGTCAGCGCTTGCGGGTTTTCCACGGTGAAGGATGATTTGCTTTTTGCCACTTGCTTTTATCTCCGCTAGATTGATACCAAACACTGATACCGCTAAGGCTTCTGCGGAGGGTGCGTTACCTTCTACTTCTACTTCAGGCTCTTGCGCCCACGGTATGAAGTCCATAGGCTTGTACGCGGGTGTATCCTTACCCCGATTAACGTTAGCTACTACGCTAGCTACTGTCCCCATACGAATATCGTCTATGCGATCCCCGAAGGGTTCAAGGGAGTAGAAAGCTTTCCAGTACCCAAACTCCGCACTAGACATACGCCCCTGTAGCTCCTTTACCGTACAGCCGCCAATTTCTTTAGTGAGCCGGAACCAGAGCAATAGCTCCGGACTCTCCTTTAGTTTTTTAGCGCGGCTTCCTCAGCATCAGCACCGATCTTATTAACCTGCAGCGCAACCTTAGCAATCTCCGACACAGCACCAGCGGACTTGTCACGCAACACCGCTACATCCTCAGACGAGAACATAGCCGCGCCGTTAGCGTCCACCACGGTAGCCGCAACGATAGCCGCCTCAAAGTGGCTAGCCGTCTTATCGCCGGATGCAATAAGCGCTTGGAATTCGTCGCGCGCTTTGCCCGTCATAACCCTAAAGCGCAACACTGCGTTAATAACCTTAACTTCTACTTCCTTAACTTCAGCCTCAAGGGCTGCGAAAAGTTGTGCTTTATCCATTAGGTATCCTTAGTATTACGGGCCGACAACTACGGTGATATCGCCGGTGATCGTGAGTGCGATAGCGCCGGAATATACGGCGTCAACCTTAGCCGCGATAGGGAACGCTGCAACGAAGGCGCTAAACGTAATCGTAGACGCATCCGAGAGAGTAACCTTAAAGCTTTTCTGCGTACCCGCCTTCTTAGCTGCGAGCAACGCCGAATGGCTAGCTTCCGACAGATTGATAAACGCGGTAAGCGTCAACGTACCCCAGTCTTGCAGACCAAGTACACGCTCTTTAGCTACGGAACTAAGGTCGGTCGTATCAATCTCCGCTGCCTTACCATCAAAGCCGCTAATGTCGGACACGTTGACGATATCGGTCCAGGTAGGCGTACCCGTACCGGTATCAATAGCGATAGTAGTACCTTGTGCGGTTTTTGCTGTAGAACTCATTTGTTATCCTAAATATGTAATCGAAAAGTCTAAGGAGGAGCCGTATAGCAACGTATCCGGTTCAAAGGTACTGACAGGCGCACCGATAGGTACTGCCTTTACTGCAGGATTTACTAATGCTTGGAACGCTTGTTCCATGATGCTAGCTGCCTGTGCGCGGGTCTTAGCCCATACGGTGATTTGCATACGGGAGTTACGGGTAGAAGGTGTATCGGCATCAAGGGTAACGAACGTCTGTCCTCCGACTGCCTGATACGTAATCCACGGTGCGGGTGTTGCTGCAGGTGCTACGTCTGGAAAGACACTGCCAGATGCTAGGGTAGATAGTGCGCCGTAGACGATTGATTCTGCGTTAGCCGTCATTTGAATTTTCCGTGCATGCTAGGTCCACGAACTCACGAGTAGCAACGTTAGGCAACACGGATGCAATGTTATAAATAACGTTCTGAGCTATCGCCCGGTCTCCGTTGTTAATTCCCAGACGCCAGCGAATACGAATACTCGCGTTACCTTTATCAATCTGCGTTCCGCCAGCTACTTTCTCTATACCCTTAAGCGTTAGGACTTTTCCCCATACAGACGCGTACTCCGTCCATACTTCAAGGGGCTGGCCTAATTCGTCTTTACCGGAAGTCTTACGCTGCAGGCTAATCTTAAGGTTAAGGTCTCCCGCCATAATCCCGGAGCCTTGCCGTTTCTTCATTCCGGGAGTCATGCGAATACCACGGAGCGGAGACGTGTTAGCAAGCAGACCGCGCCAACGCTTAGCGG